TCCGAATTGAGGTCCGAGTTGCGGGTCCATTGGATATCCGAGTTTGATATCCGAGTTTGATATGTACTGTATACCCTAACCCTAACGCATATTATCGCTATTATCGTATGATAATATAGATAATAAATAAGAAAATTCATGATAATCATATAACACTGTAAATATAGGCATTGGAGCAGCAGCAGGCAACAGCACTATTATCGCCCTGTCGAACCAAATCCGCCGTCGCCTCGTTCAGTGGGTTCTCCCAGTTCTTCCACCGTATCGACCACCTGCACAAAAACGGGCATCAAATGGGGGGCACATAGTTGCATATATCGTTCATATTTCACGAATTGGCCATCGCATTTGGCGTCGAACATGCCAATCAAGTGTCCGCGATATCCAGAATCAATGATGCCGACCGAGTTGGCCAATCGCAGAGGCGTTTTAGAGAGCGACGAGCGAGGATACATGTAATATCCAGTATATTTGTCGCCTATTTTCGCGCAGCATGACACTTGGAAGTCCAATTTATTCACCCAAATCGAGGTATAGGGTTGGTCCAATGGGCAGAACAGGTCAAATCCAGCATCTGGATACAATGTGTCCAAGGTAGCGTTATGTTTGGCAGCCACATCTTGGTATAATTGTTTTAATTCATCGTCACCATGTACGTACAATTTAAGGAACATAAGGTTGGGCTGCATTATACTCCTTTCACTCTTTATTGCTTTAAATAATTTTGTATTATATTTAATGTCGTCGCACCCGTCGAGTTTTGCGTCCAATGCCGCCGTACATGAAGTTCGCGGTTCGAACCCGTTGTTTGCTGTTAATGGAGCATCCCGTGAAAAAACATTTGAGCCAATGGAAAAAATCGGAGAGGGCGCCTCCTTTACGAATGGTAAGTGAATGGTTCATTCTATATTATATGCGTTTTTTAGTTTTATTGTGTGGCTGTCGTTTTTTGATAAAGGCGTAAATCTCCGCTTTTTTCGCCAATAGTTGATCGAGAATGCTGCGAAAATAGGGTCGAAATTGGGCGCGACGTTTTTGCAGGTCATCGACGCAGATCCATTCGATTCTCTCTTTTTCGAATATTTTGGTGGTTTTGAATACTTGGACGGGCAAATGTTTTTGGAGAAAGAGTTGATTATTGTTGTAAAAATGCGGGAGCCAGGGATTGAAGGGGTAGAAAAAGACGTGCATGCGATAGGTGCGGTGTCCTTCGGAGGCGTGGTCGATGGGGAAGGTGCCTTTTTTCAACATTTTGCGAACCTCGGTGGGTGTGCCTAAAAATCCAGTGAGTTCTTCGCCTGCTTCTCTCACGGCGGTTTCCAAGAAGGTTTCTTGATGGTCGGTTCCTCCGCCAAAATCAGAGAACCCGGGTGCGGAGGTCTCGTATTTATTCTCTTTGCCAAATAAAAAATAGAGTTTTCCGTTGTGAATGGCAGTCGGTAAAATTCCTGCGCCCATATATTGAGAGTAGATTAAAGTAAATATGATTGACCCTCACTTTTTATGGTTGATAAGAATACAAGACATCGAAAATGGATATGCCCCACCCTTCGGGAGGGGGCTCGATATCTACGTCGATGTCAAAAATGCGGACCCCATATAAAAAATGAATTTTTTTTCGACGAAAAGCGAATCTCATCGCAACAAATATTTATTCACTGCAAACGCGTTTATAAAACAAAATCATGTCGATGGAAATGGAAGATTGGGAGATGGATGCCGAAAATATGGAGACGTTGTTTGTTCCTCCTCTAAAGGAAGAGAAGGTGGTAGTTGAAGAGAAGAAACATGTCGTCCCTTCAGCAGTGGAAGAGGAGGTTCCGCCGCCGCCGCAGCAGGAGATGTATGAACCCAACACCTACTACAATCATGTATTATACCCCAAAATCGAGCATTTGTTGAAAAAGCAAAAGAAGAACCAGTATTCGGGTGCCTACATTGCGACCATTTGCCTGAAAAACACGTCCTTAAGAGAACCAGAGATTATCCAAATGGTGCTGCAAAAACGCGGGTTTTTGATGGATGGCATCTTGTGTTGGAACAAAATCAACAAGAGGCACACCCTCGACGAACTCATGGATTACCGCAATTGGAAAATCAAGAAAAACAAACACGGCCTAGTAGGTGTAGCCAAGACGAGTTTCAATCCGCAAAATACGGCGTATTATATGTAATATAGGGAACCAATGGTTTTTAGCTACGCTTACACCCTATGACCCCTCCTTTCCTCTTATTTGACCAACTGCTTTACATCTCTTTTATATCTAATTAAAAAATGAGTTTCTTTAAGTTAGATATGTATATATATTAATGGACGACCCGAAAACGAGACAAGAGCGCAAAGGGAAAAAAGACAAACAACAAAAAGAGATATACAACCAAAAAACGGTTCGCATCAAGGAAGCTTTGCTTCAGAAACAAAAAACCAACAAAAAAGAAAAAGACGATAAAAAATAAATACAAAAACACCTCTTTTATTTATTTTTTTTATAGTTATCCTCCTCTCAAGCGCAACACTAGATGCAAGGTGGATTCCTTTTGGATGTTATAATCTTGAATGGTGCGATCATCTTCCAGCTGTTTGCCCGCAAAGATGAGTCGTTGTTGGTCAGGTGGGATACCTTCTTTGTCCTGAATTTTGGCCTTGACATTGGCGATGGTATCGGATTGTTCAATCTCCAAAGTGATGGTTTTGCCAGTGAGTGTCTTTACAAAAATCTGCATGTTGGGTAGGTTGTCTATTCTATTGGAGGAAAATAATTCTTTCATTTTTTTTAGAATTGGAGAGAAAAAAGTTATTTACTTTTTTTACATACTTACTACTTTTATCACTATTTTTCTCTCTACTTTGCGACATTTACAATCTTCTTCGTTCCTACTTTGACTACCCATCCGTCTTCTTGTTTGGTCCATCCTGGCAGGGTATCTGGTTCTGGTTCTTCATCCGTGTCTGTCTCCGTTTCTGGTTCGGTCTCTTCTTCTGCAGGGGGGTCGTCGTAATGTTCTTCGTAGAAGAAGCTGTCGTCGTCATCGTCTGGTTCTTCTTCTTTGGATTCCTCGTATTCAAATTGAACTGTTTTCAAAAATTGTGACCATATATAATGCAGGTCGTATTTGGCTTCAATAGGAACGTCGGCTAGAACACTCTCTGGAAGACGAACTTCCTCTAATTCCTCCAAGGTCATGGGCGCGGTTTCGGGTTCGTATTCGTCGATGTGTTGCATCATATTTGTATTGGTTGGGTGAGATTTACTTTTCTCTCAAAAATATTTCATTTTTATAGGGAAACCAAGGTTTTTAGCTACGCTTACACCCTATGACCCATTCCTTTTACTTTTTTATGACATTAATAGACAAAATAGGACATCGTTCTTCCATATAGCACCTTGCGGTGCTCGATATCCGCAGTCGATGACCCCGCGGGGCGTACGTACGGAGGGTCGAAGGAGGTAGGAAAAAATAGAATACAAACTTTCTACATTTATTACATATTTTTCTTATTCTTTTTGTTATAGGGTATATGTACATTGGGTTGGGGTTATACAAGATTTATCACGATGGTTTGCACGGGTGCTGCGGTGGCGGCAGCCTTCTTCTTCTCTTCTGCCGCGGCGGCTCTTTTTAGCTGCAATTCTCGATACGCATTGGTGTTGGTGCTTTGCATATAAAAGACATCGTCGAATTCATACCGCACACACCCATAGGTCACGGAGATGTCTCGGAACAACTCGTTGCAATACGCGAGGGCATTGTCGAGTTCTACCATAAAGGGGTCCAACAAATACACCTCAGGCAAGGGTGGTATATGTGCCGGTATATAGAGTGACGGTCTCCAATTTCCTTCTAATGCCGCCTTTGCACGTAGGGTCACGTCTCGAATCATATGGCAGGACACTTCCAGCACATTTCGGAGTTCTCTATTTTTCTGATGTTTCTTTTCGTTTATCTGGATGTAGCGCTTCAACTCCGTGTCGTTTATATTTTTCAAGAGGTAGGCTCGTCGGTGTTTTTCATTCACTTGGGTCTCGTCAAATACCTCCAAACGCCGCATTTCGGTATGAAAATTATGTTGGTGCATATTCAATATTTTTTTCAACCGTTTCGCATTTTGAACGTTCCTATGGTTCGTATTATGTCGTGAGAAGGCCTCTTCGCTGATGCGAATATAGTCTCCATCACCGCATGGAACATCGCCTGGTTCTCTCGGGATAGCCCCACCTCCACGTCGCAGCCATTCATAGTAGTGCGGATTTTCAGGTCGCTCTTCAATTCGCCCCGTCCTCCAGTTAAATCCCGTATGACAACTGGTGCACCACATGTGATCGCATCCGCTAATCTTGAAGATACGGCTGGCGCATTTGGGGCAGGGTTTCGAATCTTGTTGCAGGAGTTTCACATTT